CCCGCTGAAGCGGTATTGCCTACTTATGAAGAATTCAAACTTCCAGAAAATTATTCTGCCGATCCAGAATCTCTTGGCGAGTTTACTAAATTACTTGGCGAACTCGAAACTGCATCGGGCAAACTAGATCATGCTGGTTATCAGGAAGCCGGTCAGAAGTTAATTGACCTTGGCACAAAAACTGTTCAGCAGTCCATTGAGCGCCTGAACGAATATTATACGCAGTTTCATGAGAACCAGAAAAAAGAATGGTTTGAATCTTTCAAAAAAGATCCTGAAATGGGCGGCGAAAAATTGCAAGAGACCGTAAGTGTGCTGCGTTCGTCTGTTGAGCAATATGGCGGCACCCCTGAGCAGGTTGCTGAATTCCGAAAAATTATGAAAGATACTGGTGTAGGCAATCACCCAGCCGTTACACGCATTCTTTTTAATATGCAGCAAAAAATCAATAAGTATGAAACCGAGGCCGATAATGGCAACGGTGGCAGCAATCGCATTGTTCCCGGTGCGAAACCTGCCCCTACTAAAGTGAAAAGCTACCAGCAGTTTTATGGTGGGAGTGGCTCATGAGCGCGGCTATAAAATTAGTTGGAAATAAAAATTGCAATACTTGTGGGTTTGACAAGGATTTTTCTGACTTCAATAAAGATAGAACGCATAAGGATGGATTAAAGTCACTTTGTCGTCAATGCGAAAAAACGCGCAACAGAACAAGGCGTCAAAAATCATTTGATAGTGCCGAGTCTCGCGCTGAGTATCTTGAGAAAAAGAGAAAGTTTAACAAGACGCAGAAATATTACGATGGATATTTCATGAAGCGCTTTGGCATTACATATACAGATGTCAAAGCGATGTTTGATGCTCAATATGGGCGTTGCGCAAATAAGGCGTGCGGCAAGAATCTGGGATTTTATCATGAAAACGAGGATGGACGTGCTAGTTCAAATCGGGCTTGCGTAGACCACGATCACAACACTGGTAAGGTTCGCGCTCTTTTGTGTATGCCGTGCAATACCATTCTAGGGACACTAGAAACAAAGGAAAATATTGTTCTTGGGTTGCTTGATTATGCTTACAAATTTAATCCTACCAAAGATAATAGACTTTTTGAATTAACTCGTAACCTGTTGAATAAGGAGAAATAAAATGGCAACAAGTGGCCTTCCAAATATAGTAGATTGGGCGAGGAGCGTAGATCCGACAGGAAATCCAGCGCACATTGCACAGCTCCTTAGCCAGTGCAACCAAATGCTGAAAGACATGATTTGGCAAGAAGCCAATATGCCTCTTGGCCACAAAATTACCGTAGGCGTGTCGTTGCCACAAGGCACATTCCGCGCTGCGAACATCGGTGTGGCGTTCAGCAAAGCGCTTAATGCTCAAATGCAATTTGGTATTGCGGAGTTAGTGAGCTATTCGGGCGTTGATCGTTCTATTGCAGAACTCTGGGGCAACATCCAAAAATATCGCTATCAACAAGATATGGCGCATATTGAAGGCATGAGCCAACAAGTTTCCGGCGCTCTGATTTACTCTAATGAAGGCACCAATCCAGGTCAAATGACTGGCTTTGCTCCTTTGTATAACACCGTGAATCCGGCAACTGCTTATAACGCAACCAACGTAATTGATGGTGGCGGCACAGGTAGCTCGAATTCTTCGATTTATTATGTGAATTGGGGTGATACGACTACTTATGGTATTTTCCCTAAAGGCACACCTTCTGGCATCGTGTATGAAGATAAAGGCGATATTCGCGCTCTTTACGATGCTTCTGGCAATCAATTCGAGGGATACACTTCGTTCTTCCGCATTAAATTCGGTCTGTGCGTGAATGACTGGCGCTATAACGTTCGTATTGCGAACCTTGATACGACTACCGCTGGTCTTGCTGGTACTTCACCACCAGATCTGTTCGTATTGCTGTCGAAGGCTATGGGTAAAATCCCAGCATCTTCGCGCCGCGTATTTAATGCCGATGAGACAGATGATCCGACTGATCCTAAACCGGGTACTATGCCTGTGCTGTACGTTAATCGTACAATTCAGGAATATTTGGATATTCAAGCAATTCGTGACAAAAACGTATTGATTTCGTTGCGTGACTATGCTGGTCAACCAGTGGTGGGCTTCCGCGATATTCCTATCCGTATCGTTGACCAATTGCTGACTAACGAAACTCGCGTAGTATAATTTTTTAAGGAGTAACCAAAATGTTTTTAGACGCTCTCGTACAACTTTCTACTGCGCAGGCAATTACCGTAACGGCGGCATCCACTGCTATTTATGACGTAACTGGCGCAGGCTCTGGTAACGCTCCTAATATGATTGGTGGTATCACCTCATCGGGAAACGCCCTTATCGGCTTTGATATTGGTGCTGGCGATGGCATGGCGATTCCTGAAGTATATGTGGATGTTTCGACCGCTTTCGTTTCTGGTGGTGGCGCTACCCTGCAAATTCAATTGCAGGCGGCACCGGATAACGGAAGCAATGCTCCAGGCTCATATGTCACCATTTATGAGAGTGCTCTTCTGACTGCTGCACAGCTTACCGCTGCCGCAAACGTTCAGTTTCAGGTTCCTCCTGTACCTTCGACGATTTTTGGTGAAGCAATGCCGCGTTTCTACCGCCTGAATTATGTGGTGGCTACTAGCACATTCTCTGCTGGTGCTGTAAATGCGAATATCGTTCTGAACCCGTCGAATGCTACGAAAATTCAGAACTATCCTTCTAACTTTATCGCGTAAGGGAACTAGAATATGGCTCAAGTTATGCAACAACTCGGCGCTCTTAGCCTTAATCCCCCTAGCGAAAAACGCATGCCGAAGGTAAAAGAAGATCGTGCAGCGTATTTGGTGGGTGGCAAAGGGTTCTTTAACGAGAAAGATAAATTACTTATGCCAGGTCAGGCCACTTATTTTGATGGTGAACCTAATGTCGATTTGATCCCGCTGAATAAAATGGCGTATGATAATATGCAGAAGTTCCTTGATAAACTGGACGCGCTTGGCATGAAAAAAGCCAAACGTGATAATAAGGAATATATCCCGATGCCGCGTCAATCATGGTCAGAAAATGGTGTTGTGGATGATATTCCAATGCCAGATTCGGTTATGGGTGTGCGTAAAGACGGGCCGGATGATACTATTCGCTAGGGGTTTATATGAAGAAGTGGGTGAAAGTAGGAACTGAAATTAATCAACCTGATTTGGGTTCCGATAAATCTACTGCTGCATATTCTCGTCATTATGATACGGATTCGGAAAAGCAGGTGCAATTAACCGAGCAATTGGTGTCGATGACTAAAGCGCACAACAGCAATTCGGCTTCTAACAAATCCATTCGCAATGGTTTTTACGGAGTGAAAGAATAAATATGGCTAAAAAACATTCGATGTATGATGAAAATCCCCGCATGGAGCATGACGGTGAGGGAAACGTAAAAGTTAAGCGTGATGCCAAAAAAGAATCTTCGGCTGGCGATACCGGAGAGCCTGATGGTGAGGGGCTTGATAAGCTCATAGAGGATCATAAAAAGGCTAAAGAAGCATACGAAAAATCAGAATCCAGCTTATTTGGCCGGATTAAAAAATCTGAAAAAGGAGCTAAATAATGGCATTGCAAGGTAATGAAGTTTTGTATGTAAATGGCGTATCGCAGACTGGCGATTTAGCTGCCACTCTTGAGCAAACCACCACTGGCGCGATTGCTGCTCTTGCTGATTTGTCCACCAATCCTCCTGTAGTCAATACGGCTATCAGCACTGTTGGTGCGGGAACGCTGACTGCCGCTGGACTGGTTGGCGGTATTATCACCCGTACTGGCCCTGTTGCTGCGTTTACCGATACCACGGCAACCGCAGTTCAGATTGTTGCCGCGCTTTTGGCCTATGTCGAAGATAGCACCTTCTTTGTTTATATTCGCAACACGACTCCATTCGCGCAGACGCTTGCCGCTGGAGTTGGCGTTACACTTACAGGAAGTCTTATTGTGCCGCCTAATTCCGAAGGCACTTATTTGATGACGATTAATAGCGCTACGGCGGTTACATTGCTTCATGTTTCCACGGTTTCATTGAGTACGAAAGCACTTGAAATTATTACCACCCTCAGCACTGTTGGTGCTGGCACCATTACCGCAGGCGGTATTGCCGGTGGCATCACTTCGCGAACAGGCTCACAAAGCGGCACTCCATTCACCGATACCACGGCAACTGCAGATTTAATTATTGCCGCACAACCGAATGTTCGCATAGGTGATTCATGGGAATATACTTATCAGAATACCACAAATGCCGTGGCAACCTTGACTGGCGGTACTGGCGTTACCGTATCTGGTATTACGGCTGTAAATGCTGGTGACGTAGCGCGCTATCTTGTGACTTATACTGCGGCATCTACCATTACCATGGTTGGGTTTATGGCTTCGCAAAGCTCGTCTGCGTCCGATCCTTCGGTTGTATTGGCTGGCTCCACATCCGGCACAACGACCCTAATTGCCTCCGCTATTGCTGGTTCTACCATCCAAACATTACCGGCTGTAACTGGCGTTGTGGCAAGCACGACTGGCACTAATCTTTATGTAGCGGATTTGAAACGCACATCTGCCTCTGTTACAAAAAATGCAAGTGCGGCATATGCTAACGTAACAGGATTATCCTTCACGGTTGTCCCTGGTACTTATGCAGTTCGAGCCTATTTGCCAAGCACCGTAGCAAGCGGTACTGGCGGTATTAAGTACGCCTTCAATTATACCACTGCTGTAATTACATCTATGCAGGTAACTGGCTCTGGTTATACGGTGACAGGTGTGGCGGTTCAGCAAACAACTACCACTACAACCCAAACAGATTTATTTACTCAGGCTGCTGTGGTTATTCTTACCGAAATCGAAGGTACAATGGTAGTCGGAACGGGCGGTACTGTTGATATTCAAATGGCACAGAATACGTCAAACGGCTCTGATACTATCGCATTAATTGGTGGTTACGCTGAGTTCATTCGTATCGCATAGGAATTTATCATGATCGGTAAAATGATTGACATGGCGAAGAGCAAGGAGGAGATGGAAAAAGATTCATCCCCTATTCTTGCTGGCGGTCAGGAAAAATATCCGTATGGTCTGCGTATTTATCTGACGCATGAAGAATTGGAAAAGCTAGGCGTTGATTATTCCGATTGGGAAGTTGGCGCTACCTTCCATCTTTTTGCCTTAGCCAAGGTCACTTCTATTTCTCAAAATGAAACCGAGGATGGCGCGAATTGCAATGTGTCGCTCCAACTGACGCATTTGGCCGGTGAATCCGAAGATGCTGAAAATCGTGAAATGAAATCGGGAGAAGCCGATTTAGGTAAGCACGGATATTTAAGATACGGTAAGTAGGGGAGGCTACAGTGTCCTCTCAAAATCAAGTGAGTTGCGTCAACCTTTCCCTCCTAAGTATTGGGGCCAGGGCGCAGGTTTCAAGTATTAATCCCAGCGATGGCTCTGCCGCCGCCGACGCTGCTAGCACTCTTTTTTCGTTTACATTCGAGCAGTTGGCGCGCACGACCCAATGGGGGTGCCTCAATAAGCAGGCGACACTCACGCTGATTCAAGCGGCGCAAGGCACACCAGAAAATCCTACGGGGTCATCACTACCGCTTCCACAACAACCGTGGCTGTACGCTTATCTTTATCCTGTCGATTGCCTTGCATTACAATATATTCAATGTCCAATTTTACCAACCGCAGGAAGCGGCATACCGCAAACTACAATTAATAATGCGGTAACGCCATGGATTAATGGACGCGATGCGGCAATTCCTTATCAGATTGGTTATACGACTGATAGCAATGGCGCGCCACTTCAAATTGTGCTGACCAATCAGCAGCAGGCAGTTGCCAATTATACGGTCAATCAGCAAAATCCCCAATCATGGGATGCTTTATTTACCAGCGCATTTATCGCTTCCCTTGCGGCGTATCTGGTTCCTGCGCTTTCTCTGGATAAATCATTGATGACGACGCAGATTGCGATTGCGGAGAGAATCATTAAGCAGGCACAAGCGCAAGATGGCAATGAAGGGGTTACGGTTATGGATCATCTGCCCGATTTTATTCGCGCAAGACAAGGTGCCAGTGGATACTTGGGGTATAATGGTGTAGGCTATCAAGCATACGGAAATATGCCTTGGCCATGTTGATGGAGAATTTAAATGAAAATACGCGACATTCCTTCTCAGGATTTTCTTAAAAGCATCTTGGATTACAATCCTTGCACTGGTTTTTTCTATTGGAAAACTAGAAATGATATTGCCACTATTCAGAACAGCCGATGGAGCGGGAAAAAAGCCGGAGCAAAAGGAAAAAAATCAATACGAATTATCATAAATGATGTGCAATATTCAGCACACCGTCTTGCATGGGTTTACATGTATGGCGATATTTTAAATGAAAATATACAAATAGATCATCGCAACAATAATTGTCATGACAATAGGATTGATAACCTTAGAGAAGCAAGCCATTCCCAAAATTGCTCCAATGCAAGGAAATGGTTAAAAAAGAAATTACCCAAAGGTGTAAGCACCCAGCCTAATGATGTATCTCGTTTTAGAGCAAGAATACAGGTTGGAAAGAAGGTGGTTCATTTAGGGACATTTGGAAGTCCAGAAGAAGCCCATGCCGCTTATTGTGAAGCCGCCAAGAAATATCACGGCGAATTTGCAAGGGCGGCGTAATGACATTTCCAACTATTCAAACATCCTTCGTATCAGGTGAATTAGCGCCAAGCATCTTTGGCCGCGTTGATAAGCCGCAGTATAAAAATGGTGCATCGACCATGCGTAATTGTTTCGTGCGCTATACAGGCGGGTCATCCAGTCGTGCAGGATTCGCTTATGTGGGAATGTGCAAACAAGGCGCGCCTAATTCTGGCGGCACGTCCACCACAAATCCTCCGCGTGATATAAGTTTTCAATACAGCATTGATGAAGGCTTTGCACTTGAATTTGGCGATTTATATATGCGTGTTAAATATCGCGGCGCATATGTGACAGAAACAGCAAAGAATGTTGTGTCTGTCACCAATGCCGACCCACTCGTGATGACGATAACCGCACACGGTTATTCCAATGGCGACTGGATTTATATCTCTGGCATGGCAGGGATGACTGAATTGAATGGCCTGACATGGATTGTTACCAATGTCACGGCAGATACCTTCCGCCTCACTGATTTATTTGGCAACGTAGTCGATTCCACAAATTTCGGCACTTATACATCAGGGGGTACTGCCGCAAGAATTTATACGGTAGTAGCACCTTATGCGGCGATAGATTTGCCATATTTGAAATTTACGCAATCCGCTAATGTCATGACATTGTGTTGCTGGAATCAGCAGACTTTTACGGAATACCCCCCTTATGAGCTTGTGCGCAATGGTGCGACAAACTGGGTATTTACGGAAGTAGCTTTTTCCGTTGTTATTAATCCGCCATCTTTGGTTACGGCAACAGTCACCAGTTCGACTACGGAAAATACATGGTATAGCTATGTTGTTACTTCTGTGGATGAGGATGGCAATGAAAGTATTGCATCTGATGCAGCAGATGTGCTGAATAACAATATTTCCATCAATGCAGGCACAAATACTATTCAATTCAGCCATGTTCCGAGCGCCGTCAGTTATAATATCTATGCTGCAACCCCTATTTTTACAACGACGCCTTTTGATAATCCGGGTTTTGTGGGTGTTCAGTATGGTTTGCTTGGCTCGTCATTCGGTCAGCAATTTATTGATACCAATATTATCGCTGACTTCACGCGTACCCCGCCGATTCATAAAGACCCGTTTGCACGAGGTGCCATTGTGGATGTTATTCCTACGGCTGGTGGCTCTGGTTTGACTCAGGCGGATGTGCAATACTTAATTACCACATCTACAGGCTCCGGCTTTTCCGGTATTCCTATCGTCCAGAATGGCAATCTTGTCGGGTTTGAAATCTATAATGGTGGTCAGGATTATGCTGATACCGATACGATGACCATACTTTCGGGTGGGGTTGCAGCAACAGGTGATTATACTTTTACTGGCAATCCCACGGATGGGCAGACTATTATTCTAAACGGTGTAACATGGACATTCAAAACGACCATATCGGGTGTGTCACAAACCAAGATAGGATCAACCCTTGTCCAAACGCTGAATTGGCTTGCTGCTGACCTCGCAACATCGAATAACGCATCCCTTACTGTTGCTCTATACTCTATCTCGGCGGGCACCGTTTTAGATATTGTATATGGAGCATTGGGAACGGCTGGCAATGCTTATACATTAGCAGCGGGCACTTATGGCGGATCAGTAAGTGGCGCGACTCTTTCTGGTGGCACCAATGGCACTACTTCGGCAGGTGCCACTGTTTCTATTTCTGTAGGCGCGAAGACGGGAACCCATCCTGGCACTGTGCAATATTTTCAGCAACGGTTGGTGTACGCCAATACTATTAATCAGCCTGACACCTATTTCATGAGCCGTCCGGGGTTGTATAATAATTTTGATAGCTCTATTCCCGTTGTCAGTTCTGATGCGATTATCGGTGCGCCATGGGGTGTGCAAATTAATGGCATTCAATTTATGGTGCCGACCATTAGCGGTTTGCTAACTATGACCGGCAACGGCGTATGGCTGGTAAGTGGCGGCAGCACGGTAGCGATTACGCCATCCAATCAGGATGCGCAGGCTCAGGCGCAAATCGGCTGCTCTGCTCTTGTGCCACCCCTTTATGTAAACTTGCATGTTCTTTATGTGCAGGCGAAAAACAGCATTGTGCGCGATGTGGCGTATAATTTTATCAACAATGTGTTTCAGGGTACGGACATTACCGTTTTTGCCAATCATCTTTTTATTGGTTATACACTTAGACAATGGGCTTATGCGGAAGAGCCGTTCAAGTTTGTTTGGGCGGTTCGCAATGATGGCAGGCTTCTTTCGCTGACTTATGTTAAAGAGCAGGAAATTCAGGGATGGTCACGCCATGATACCAATGGGCTTTTTGTCGGTGTTTGCTCGGTAATTGAACCTCCTGTTGATGCTATTTATGTTATTACAAAAAGATATATTACAGGCGAAGGGGAATGGGTATATTATTCCGAGCGCATGGATAATCGGGAGTGGGAAGAGGTAGAGGATTGTTTCTGCGTGGATGCTGGGCTTACACTGCCAATGACTTATCCTGCGGCGACTCTTACTCCAGAATCGGCGGATGGTACTAATAATATATCCAGCACAATTGTGATTAACGGCGGTTCAGGATATACAGCACCCACCGCATCAGCAATTGATTCATCTGGCGTTGGAAGCGGCGCGACATTTTCTGTGTCATTATCGGGTGGAGTTATTACTGCCGTTACCCCTATAGTGCAGGGTACGGATTATACAGCGGGTATAACGTCTATTATTATTACTGATAGCACAGGAAGCGGCGCTGTTGTGCAGCCCGTTATTACTAATTATGTCACATTCAGCGCTTCGTCTTCTGTATTTACATCGGGTAATATCGGAGATATTCTTCGTGTCGATGGAGGCAAAGCGACAATAATAAGCCAGACCGGCACGGCGTGCGTTGCGAATATTACAGAACCGCTTACCAATACACTGCCCAACGATCCTGATAATGCGCCGATTCCCGCTACATCCGGCAATTGGTCAGTCTCTACTCCCGTTACCACAATAAGCGGCCTTAATCATTTAGAAGGTATGACGGTAACAGGGCTTGCTGATGGCGGTGTTATTGTGCCTACGGTGGTAGAAAATGGCGCAATTGAACTACAGAATGAAGCAAGCGCGGTAGTCGTGGGCTTACCATTTGTGGCGCAAATTCAGACCATGTATTTAGACCCTCCATCATCTATGACAATGCAGGGGCAGCGGAAAGATATTCAAAGTGCGTCGGTGCGATTGGAAAAAAGTCGTGGTGTGCAGGTGGGTACGAATCAGCCAGATGCTTCGGTGCAGCCAAATAATGCTACAATACCGTGGACTTCGATGAAAGAAATAAAAGAGCGCAATGCTTTGATAACCGCAGGCTCGGCAATTCCCTTATATACCGGCGATAGCTATATTCTTGTGCCAGGTGATTGGAATACCAAGGGGCAGCTCGCAGCTCAGCAGATTTATCCGCTGCCCATGACCCTTTTGGCCGCAGTTGTCAACTTTACGGGGGGTGATAATCCGGGATGACCTCACCAGAAATAACAATACTGGATACGACCGCTGCACATATCCGCGAGATGGTGAATGTGATGCACGAACAAACAGCGCAGACCGCGCATAATATGGGATATACGCCAAAGAAATTGCTTTGGCACTCCTACAAGCAATCCTTCATGTGCAAGTCAGTGTTTATCAATGGAAAAATAGGTGCCATTTTTGGAATAAGTGGTGTATTATATGGCGAAACAGGCCAACCTTGGCTTGTTATGAGTGATGAGGTAAATGATTACCCTTTCAAGGTGGCGTTTATTTATCGCAAGGAATTGGAGAAATTTCAGTCTATGTTTCCTGTGCTTGAAGATTATGTGGATGAAACGAATGAAAAAGCTATTCGCTTGCTGGAGCTTATGAAATTTAATGTGAGCAAGAATACGATTCCGCTGGGTGGTGTTAATTTGCGTAGAGCGGAAAGGAGAGTGTAATATGGGTCTTGAGACAATGGCTCTTGTGGCTACTATCGGCAGCACCGCTATGAGTGCGGTCGGTGCAATCCAGCAAGGCAATGCCGCAAAAGCGGCTGCTGGGTACAATGCTCAGGTTGCGGCGCAAAACGCTCAAATCCAAAAACAGAATGCCGAATTTGCCGGTGCGCAGGGGGAGCAGAATGTAGCGGCGGCGCAAGCAGAAACACGCGCCAAGCTGGCGGCGATTGAAGCCAATCAGGGGGCAAGCGGCGTTAGACTGGATAGTGGATCATTCAGCGATGTGCGACAATCTGAAGCAAAACTAGGTATGCTGAATGCTCTTAACATACGTTCCGATGCGGCTCGTCGTGCTTATGGATTCCAAGGTGATGCGATGAATTATACGGCGCAAGCAGGGCTTGAAAAGGCTAAGGGTAAAACTGCGAAAACAGCGGGGTATTTGAATGCCGCAACTACAGTATTGGGCGGGGCGGCGGATTCATTTGGCGCATATGATTCATATCTCAATAGGACAAGCACGATAAATACAAGAGAGATGTATGGTCCAACCTATATGTCTAATTGATCGGGTAATATTACATGGCCAGCACTAAAGACTTATAAAGGAATGGCGTATAGATGATTAACAAAAACAGTATTACTCAAGAAACCTTGCGTTCTATTTTGGATTATAATCCAGAAACGGGAATTTTTATTTGGAAAGCTAAGGATGAAAGCTTGCCATGCTACCATAATTCTATCCGTGGATGGAATAAAAAGTATGCTGGTCATGAAGCGGGAAATATCATGAATACTGGATATAGGGCTATAGTAATTGACTATGAGGACTACTTAGCGCACAGATTGGCGTGGCTTTATGTTTATGGGTATTTTCCGAAAGAATGCATTGACCATATAGATCTAGATAGAGGAAACAATAAAATAATAAATTTAAGAGAAGCGACTCGTAGAAATAACAATTGTAATATGGGGATTAGCAAGAAGAATACATCTGGATTCAAAGGTGTTTATTGGAATGTGGCAGCAAAAAAATGGCAGGCATATATTTCTGTTAATAATAAATCTAAATATCTTGGTGTTTATAAGAACAAAGAAGATGCGTATAAGGCATTTTGCGACGCTGCCAAAAAATACCACGGTGAATTTGCGAGGGTGGCGTAATGGCGGGTACATCTGATATTTATGGGCCGATGGGTAGCGTTCCCAAGCAGCAGGAAGTATCTGGCAGCGGATTGCGCCCGTTTTCCGTGCGCGCTGATGCTAATGATTTTGGTGCGCAAATTGGTGCTGAGATGCAAAATCTTGGGGCAACTGGAGCGAAGATCGGCGCTCGATTCAGGGATGCGGCGCAAAAAGAACAGGATATGATTAATGAGACAATCGCCACCGATGCTGAAATAAAATATGCAAGCGAATTGGCGCAGCTTTCTGCGGGCTATCAGTCGCTATCGGGATTGTCGGCAAAAGGCGCGCTTCCTAAATATACGCAAGATGTTTCGGCATTGCGGCAAAAATATGCAGAAACGTTGCCTGAAAATATCCGCCCGATGTTTGACGTGCTTGCCAATCGTCATGCAAAAAGCTCTTTGATTGATGCCAATAAATATGCTGCCATGCAGGTTATTGAGGCTGACAGAAAAAGCGCTGCTAATAGTGTGGCTATGGCTGTAACCCGTGCTGGTTATATTCCTGTAGCGCGTGATGATTATCGTTTCGGTGAAACGCTTGGCGATATTCATGCCAATGTGGCGCGGCAATTTGCTGATTCGCCGGGACTTGAGCAGAATGAAAACGGATATTTTAAGTTTTCTGATACACCGGAAGCTAAGGAAACTGAAAAAGCATACGGCAAAGCTTTGGATGAAGCGATTGGCAATGCTTGGCAAACTCGATTCCAAACGCTTGCCGATCAAGATCCTATTGGTGCATATGAGAAATATGAACAGGAAAAGCAAGAAATTCCATCTCAATTTCAGATTTCCCTTGATGCCTTCTTTTATCCTCGTGTGCGCGATGCTTATGCTGACGGAATAGCGGGAACCACACTGGCTAAGGCGAATGAGGGCTATAGTGAGGCATATGCTCAAACTGGGAAATTATCGCCTGTTGATGTGATTATGAAAAATGAATTGCATGCTGATGGCACCATTAGAGTTCATGCTGATGGGGATGGACAGGCTATTGGCGGTATCAATTCCGAGGCGTTTCCTGAGCAGTTTGCAGAAGCAAGCCAGATATTGCGCGATGATGGGCAGGGTGCCGCCAAAGAATATATCAAGAATTTTTATAAAAAAGATATTGAAGGTCGCGGCATTGATAAACTGCCTTCCGATGTACAGGATGTGGTGGCTGATGGTGTTGTCAACCATTGGGGTGGATTCCAAAAAGAACTGCTTGACGCGGCTAAAAACGGCGCTTCCCGTCAGCAATTAATTGATATGCGCCGCAATGAATATGCGCGGTTAGTGGCAACAGGTGAAAAGAAATATACAGACGCGGCGCAAGGCTGGGAAAAGCGGCTTAGTAAATTTGAGGGATCGTCGTTAGTTGAGCGTCCAGCTGGATCTGTGCGCCCCCCTACCAATGCAGATTATTATAAAGAAAATTACGAACAGATATTGAGTGATGCGCGCAGGACAGCGGAAGGTCAATATCCGGGCGATGAAAAATTCGCAGAATTAGCAGAAAAAAAGGCTAAAGATTATATTGATGGCGTGATTTCTCAGCAGGATAAATCGTATAGCTTATCATCGAAAAAACTATATCAGGCAACAACTGGCGCGCTTACCAAGGGTCAGCGCCCTACTAGCATGGATGCTATCAAGGCCATTAGCCCTGAAATGAAATCTCTGGTAGATGATGTGATGATGAATCAGCCGCAAGTTTATAATACGGTGGATAAACTTTTGCGCACCGAAGCCAATGCAAGAAAGCCAAAACTTCCCGCTGAGGAACAGAATCAAATATACACAGAAATATTTGATGAGGTTTCACAATGGCAATTAAGCATTAAAAGTGGAAAATCGGTTATTGGAAAAGAAGGCGCTAAGGGCGCGATTGATGACGGCGACATATCATCCCTTGCAGATTTAATGCGAATTCAGCAGCGCATCATGGATGAATCCAATCGAGGCGTTACCGGATTGAAGCCCCTTATGAACAAGGTCACGCCTGCTATTCTTGGTTTGGTTGCTAAGGAGCAGGGATATGATGATGATGGTTGGTCTATTACTCGTGAGGTTCTGGAGCCATATGATGCTGGCTATCAAGTGATTCAGGATTATTTGAAGAAACAAGATAAAGAAAAAGATTTACCGCTTAAAAGCAAAATGCTTTCGGGATTTGTACGCATGGCCGATGCTATTCCCGCAGAAATACAGAAAAATCCTGTAGAATATAAAAAAGCATTGGCGGCTACGGCTAATTTCGTGATTACCGATGTGGTAAACAATAAAGTCCCGGCCACCAGAAGTTTGTCAGATACTCCTAATTTTGCTTACAAAGACGGTGAATTAGTTGAGGGGTTGCATGGGAAAAGGGATTTGAAGCCAGACACAAAGATCAATGATTTGGAAGTGAAAATGCAAGTCGATTCTAGCGGCAATAAAGCCAAGGTTTATTTTCGTGATGGCAAAAGAGTGAAGGCAGAGATTTTAGATAAAGATGGAAACGTAGCTAAAGAAATGTTGTTCTAATGGCTGACCCGGCATTTGATTTTGAATCAGCGTCTGATATTCAGGAAGATGATTTTCAGGATGCGCCTGATATTGCGCCTCAGCCAGAAGCGTCTTTTGACTTTGATAATGCAATAACTGTCGGCAATCTTACTGAAACAGCCTTTTTTGATAAACAAAATTCGGTGGTTGAATTGCCTGCCGGTGGGTTCCAGCGCATCAAAGCTATTACCAGCGGTGCCTATGCTCGTGGCGATGCAGGAAGGGAAATGGGAGAATTATATTTCCAGCAGCTTATAGGTAATGACACCCCAGAAGTACAGGGTGCTATCAATTCATTGCGGGAAAAGGCAAATGTAGAATTTGGTGGGCTTGGAACAGTTGAGGATATTGTGCGTGCCGGTATTGAGCAGACACCGCAACTCATGGGGCTTTTAGAGCGCGGCACTCGCAGGGGTTTGCAAGGTGCGCTGGCGGGCGGAGCAATAGGTGTGGCAGGTGGCCCGGCCTCCCCTGTAACTGTTCCAGGTGGCGCACTTGCAGGTGGTGGTGTTGGTGTAACATTTGGCATTGCTGAGCATTCCTTTATCCAGAATGCTGGCGAATCTTATGGCTACATGAGCGAATTGCTTGATAAGGAAGGCGTACAATTAGAAGCAAAAAACCTTGCGCGCATGGGTGCGGTGCTTTCTGGCGCAGTAAACGCTGGGTTGGATACGGTTTCTTTTGGGATGCTGTCAAAGGTTTTGCTAGGTAAAAATCTTGCGCTTGATGCATTGAGGGAAACAGGCGCAAAATCTATTGTTATCCCGAAAACAAAAGAAGCTATTGGAAAATTTATTGTTGAATTAGGGAAGGCGATTGCCGTAGAAGCGGTAACGGAGGGTGTGCAGGAGGGTGTAAAATCGTATAGCGGTGAAATTGTCAAGCATCTATCCGATCAAGAATTTGATAGCCTTACGGGTGAGCAGATATTTAAAGCGATGGGTGATGCTTCGGCAGAGGCAGCGAAGGCAACGCTGGCAATTGGTGGTGCTGGTGGCGGTATAAAGGGTGGCTATGCTTTAGGCAAGAAATCTGCGGGTGGTAAGGATGATACTGCTGTTCCCGTAGAAATCATGACCGAAGAAGATGCGATTAAGCAAGGGATGAGCGAGCAGGCGCAAGTTGAAGGCGAGCCGCTGAAAATAACGATTCCGAATATAAAAGACGCGTATCAGAAGCCTGTTGTAGAGTTTGATAATCCGGGTGGAGAGTGGCTTGAGAACAAGCAAAAATGGGCAGAAGAAGATTATGCCAAAGGACAGAAAGTATCTGGCCCTGTTACCGGATATACAAGAGTAGTGGATTTCCCCGTTTCAGAAGCCATTAAAATTAATGGTGCGAACAATGAAACGCCCGTTAAGGGAACGCCTAAATTTGATAATTTGATGGAATCAGTGGAAAGGGATGGATTCAACGATGATAGCCCTATTCTTATTGGCATCAATCATCGCGGCGAACCATATATTTTAGAGGGAAATAATCGTGCTGCTGTCGCCAATGCTGTTGGCAAAGATACCATTAAAGCCGAAATAAAATATTACGCAGGCGGCGAAACAAAAGATGGTGCCTTAACACCCAAAAAGCTCGAAGAACTTGTTTCCGGTAAAAAAGAAGGTGCCACGCAAAACACCCCTGAATCACAAATCGAATGGCTAGATAAATCCGCTACCCGTTTTGATGAGATGGCGGCTGATGCTGAAAAAGCTGGCGATACAGAAGCGGCCAATAACGCCAAAACATTGGCTGCTGGCAGGCGCAAACAATCTGCTGAAATAGCCGAAAAATTGCAAATTGAATCCGCTAAACGTGCGAATGAAGCAATCACGCCAATTATGGAGCAGGAGAAAAAAGCGCAGCAAGAGAAGATTGCAAATATTCAATCTGAAACTGACGATATATCCATGAACCTATTGCGTGAAGTTACGGCGCTGCAAGAGGATAAATCTATCGTTGATCCTGAGCTTCATGGAATGCTTGAAAATACTAGGGCATTATTGCAAGAGCAGCGCGAAACTACAAAACCAATTGGTTTAACCGCTTTTATTAAAAGCAAGGGCGGCATCAGCGATATTAGTAGGGAATCCCGCAAGGATATGTTCGGCGAGCAGTCAAGCAGTGTCTATGGCGCGGGTGGTGAATTGCAAAATATGGGTATGAAGAACCGCGCAAAAGACGGTGCGCGTAATGATAAAACAGGAATCGGACTGGATACGGCGCGGGAATTGGCGGTGGAAGCTGGCTATATTGATGCGGATGCTACGATTGCTGACTTCCTTGTCGCGCTTGAAAATGATTTTAAATATCCCAATTCAGTAATAGCAGAAATGGATATGGGAACCCAATCCCGCCTAGATGAAATTGACAATACGCTGGCAAAATTAGATGAGGCTTTGGACAGGGGCGGCTATGGCACTTATTCCCGCGAGCGGCTTGGTGATTTACGACGCAGGGTTGCAGAAAATAAAAAACTTGACAAGGCTACTGCGCGTGAAATGAAAAAGCGCGAGGGTGAGCTGCATCGTCTTGCGGCGGATAAGAAACTTGCTGAGCAATCGCCACCGAAGATTCTTGCTGATAAGATGACAACATTCTTACAAGGACTTCGCAAAGGCACCTATCTTGGCCGTTATGAGGCGCTGGATGTGCAGAACCAGATAATTGATATGATCGAGCAATCAGGGCTTGAAGCAGAAGATAGGGCGAAATTTATTCGTACCATTAAAAACACGCAGACCATTGAGCAGTTACAAAATAAATTACCGGAAATTATTGAGCGGGTGGAAAGACTGGCTGATACGGCCAGGCGGCGTTCTCTTGTCTCCAAAATTAAGTCATCACTGGAAACGGCACGAAAAAGCAACATCATTGCTGTCGATTTTGTCAATCGTATCGAAGATATGGTGAATGAAATAGATACGCAGGGTCGTACTGACAAAACCATTAATTCCTTGCAAAAAACATTGGATTATTTGCAGCGCAATCCTGATGCGGATATGCCAAAGCGTGTATTGAATAAACTTGAGATACTGAATAAGAAGCCATTGGAGGATGTGACAACTGAAGAATTGCAGGATATTGCCAATGGTATTGATGACCTTATAAAAAAAGGCAAACTGAAATTTGAATTGCTGCAAAACAAGAAAGAACGCTTGAAGCAAAAGCGCATTGAGTTGCTGCAAAAATCATCCGTTCCCATCAATGAAATAGGCATGGCGAATCGAAATATCGGTGAGCGACTCACTTTGATGGACGGCGCTAAAAACAAATTCCGTGAATATCAGAATAAAGCGAAGCGTGTAGGGGTTGCTACCAATCCTATGGATGTGTTTTTTGATATGATGGATGGCGGTAAAAAATATCTTGGCGAAAACTATCGTATTTTCAAAAAGACCATAGATGAATCTTTTTCGCGCTATCTTGATTTGCGCGAATCGGCTACGAGGGATGTGAAAAATCTAGCTGATAAACTGGATTTGAACGATCTGAATTTTGAGAAAATTGGTGCATGGGCGGTATTGCAGCAGGAAGGTGGAGAGAAGAAATTATTGGATTCTGGTGTTACGCAGGAGGAGATAGATAGACTTCAATTGGATGACAAAGAATTACAGATGTATCAACTCATGCGTGAAAAGCTGGACGAGCAGCTTCCTGCTATACAGAAAGTAATGCGCGAAGTTTATAATATGGATGTGGAAGCGGTGAGCGATTATTTCCCATTCATGACCGATCACGATGCGATGTCGGGCGTTGAAATTCAGGATCAGTTTGGCCCAAATACCCCATCTATTGCTAAGAAGAAAAATGTTGAAAAAGGCATGACTATAAGCCGCACGCTGGGTAGCCAGAAGGTGCGCATTGATGCAATGGGCGTGTTTTTGCGACACATGGATAATGCCACATACCTGATTGAGATGGGAAAAGATATTAAAGATCTGGGCGATGTAGCGCAAAGCAAGGAATATAAGGAAGCCGCTGGCGACCTTGGGCAGCAGATGGTTGTTGAATGGATCAATCTTCTAGCACGCAAGGGCAATCTGCCAGGACGTATTGCAATAGTGGATACACTCAGGCGCAATGTTGGTGCGGCCATGCTTGGGTTTAAGCTATCAACTGTTATGATTCAGGTGACGGCGCTTGCAGATGGCGCTTCACTGGTTGGCGGGAATTATGTGGCGCAAGGTTCTTATAATATAGGAACAAGCCGTGAATGGCGGCAATTTATTCTAAATAATTTCCCTGAAGTAAGAGAGCGCGTCGGTGACGATCAGGCATATCTTGATGGCGGGCCAGAAGGTATTGTAAAAAATATTCGTGAAGCTGGATATTGGGCGCTTAAAGAAATTGATGCTTTGGTTGCATCCTCTGTTGCTGCCGGTGCATATATACGCGCAGTAGAATCGCGTGGCGGTGAAGTTGATTTTAGCAAACCTGATGCTGACGCGATAACGGAAGCGCAGATGATGATGAGGAGAACGCAATCATCACCATTTGCAAAAGATTCTCCGGCTTTATTTACGCAAGGGAGGATGTCGGGCAATGTATCGCTGGATAAGGCGATTCTGCAATTCCAATCATTCATGTTCAATCGCTGGTCACTTATTAAGCATGATATGTGGGAGTTAGGAATTAAACAGGGTGATATGGCGCGCGCCATGAATGTCGCTACATGGCTTATCATTGCCAATATTGCAGAGATGGGACTGCGTCGTGGCGCAGAAGAGATAGTCTCCGCAATAACGGGTGATGACGAAGATCGCGATGAAGATGAGATAACCCAGAAAGCTATTTTGACAACACTTAATAATGTTCCGTTTGTTTCTCAGGCAGTCAGCACCTTTGAATATGGTGGCGTACCCGTTCCATCGGTGGGTATGCTTTATCGTATTGGCAATGAATTACGTTGGGTTGCCCAATCCGAAGATGAAGATAAGCGTATGCAGCATGCACTAAGCGCAATTGGATTGATAGCAGGAACGACTTATGGACTTCCCGGAACGATTCAAGCGGAAAGCATTATGCGTAAATCTCTAAAAGACGAATAAGCACAGTGACGCACTATTGCGCACCATCATGGACAATAGCCTTATCCATTTGATATTTAATATGAATATGGTAATATACGAGCAGTAATTTTTTGCTCGGAGCACACCTTGACAATCGCTACAACATCCTCGTCGATTATTGTCTCTGGCACCGGAGCGCAATTCACCTTCGATTTCCCATTTGTGGGCGATTCAGCGGATAATATTTCTGTTTATTATATTGATGCTGATGGTGTTCAAACGCTGCTTTCTCCAAGCCAATACACGCTGGTTTTGAACGCTGCCGCTACCAACCAATTATGGTCTGTGGGCGGTTCTGTCACTTATCCGCTTAGCGGCTCTGCTATCGCTGTCGGCACGTTCTTGCAGATACAGCGCACTATTCCGCTTACTCAGCAAATAACCGTGCGTAATCAGGGAAATTATTATGCGCAGGTCACAGAGCAAGCATTGGATTTGCTGGAGATGCAGATACAACAAGTCAGTGCGCGCACTGGGCAACAACGCGGGGTCTGGGCAACGGATACCAAATATAATTTTGGTGACATTATTCAGGATGGTGCAAACGGCAATGATACCGGAAATTATTATACTTGCATTATTACCAACGTATCAGGGGTTTGGGCAACGGACTTGGCCAACGGATATTGGTCGCTTACATTTAATGTTCAGGAGGT